ACCTGGATCCGGAGTTGTATTCACACTTAAAAAGCGAATATCCGGTTGCGGTTGCTATTGCTGAAAAACTGGCAAAACGCAAAAAAGACAACAAAACAGAGGTTGTTGAGGCAGAAATTGTTGATGAAGAAACGCACACTGCAAAACCAAGGCGCGACGACGAGCAGGTGATTGAAGGCGAGTTTGAGGAAGTTAAACCTGATTTGCAGGCGTTACCAAAGTCGGAGCAAGAAGCGCAGCAACAACAGCAAGAGCAGGAACCCGATGAAATACATTATGACGATCCTGTTCGTGCGCTGGGCGCAAAAGCATTAGAAGCCGCAGAAATTCTGGGTGATAACGCATTTGCCGCATTGGTAGAGACTTTTGGCGCAAGCCCAAGCGAGCTAGAAGCGCAGATCGATCAGGTGTTAGCGTCTGCCGGAAAGAAATCAAAACCGGTATTGAGCGCGGCGGCGTATGTGGAAGCCAGCGAAAAAGCGCAAAAACAAAAAGCTGTCAACAAGCCGGAAGTGCCGGCAGAGATTAAGCCGGAACCTGAGTTAAAGACAGAGCCGGAAAATAAGCCGGAAGCAAAACCAGCCAAACAGACGCCCGTTGAAAAGCTTGCGGCTAATATGCCAGACGAGCTGGTAAATCTTGTTAATGCCTATAACCATGAGGCAGAAGAACACAAGAAAAAGGCAAAAAAGAACCTTAAAAATGACGGCAAAAGCAAACTAGATGCGGCAGCTATCAGCATTGGTCACAGGGTTATTGATGCGCTTGAAATCAATGTGCCTGGCTTTTTGCGTTTGTCTGCAGCAAAGAGAATTGGCGCAGCGTTTGGTGACTATGCGAATGGCAAGGCAGACCTGAGCGCGGTTGAGTCTGCAATTAAAGATGTGCAGTCACAATTAGACCAGTCCGAGCAGGAAGACTATAAAAAACTAGAAGCGCGCCTAGAGGCGTTAGGCCCACTAGAGGGTAAACAACCTGCCCCTGATAAGCCGGCGGACATTGTTGAACCAGCAAAGCCTAAATTCAACTTCAAGCCGCTTGACGAATCAAACCCGCAATTCCAATCGCTTGACGAATCGGACAAAGAAAGTATCCGCATGATCAAGGCGAATATGGAAGAAATCTATAAGAAAGACCCAACCGCGCCAGAATTGTGGGAGTTGCAATCTGAATTAGAGGGCGTTATTCAGAACGCAGCTAAAAAGCGCAAACAGGAAAAACCGCCGCTTGGGAAGTTCAAACCCACCGGTGCGCCAATGATGGACCGCATGGAGCTGGAATCGCTTGGCGTAAATCTTGATGCCAAACCCCGCGCAGATTGGGAAAACGACCTGATGAAATCGCGCGAATTTGCCAAAGAGCTAAACCTGATGGGTGCAGGCATCATTAACAAGGGCGACTGGGCGAGCGCAAAACGGCTAACCAGAAAAATTAAAGCCGTATTGAGCACGGCTGGAATCAGCGTTGCACCGGAGCCAGACAATACGCCGAGCAAAGAGGACGAAAAAAAGCCCGCATCAAAAGAGGTTGAGGGCGAAACTCTTGGCATGTCTAAGGCTCGATACCAGGAGCTAATCAGGCAGTATGACGAGACACAAAAAGAATTGCAGCAGGCGCGCAAAACGAGATTTGGCGAAAACAAGGCAAAGCGGCTGGAAAAGAAATCTGCCGAATTGCTTGATGAAATTAAAAAGCTAGGCGACCACCTTGAAAAGAATGGAATCCTAATGGGTGAAATGCCTGCGCCAGCAGCCGAAAATGATGTTGACGCGATAAATAAGGCGTTTGATGACAGCCTGGAAAATATTGAGTTTGACTATAAAGACGATGTTTTAAGCGGCAATGAGGATTATGAGCAATTTGTTCAGCGCGCCGTTGATAACATTATTGAGCGGGCGCTAGAAGATTATTTGCCAGAAGGCAGAGAGATCCCGCCTATACTGGAAAAAGAGATCGAGAATAAAGTCCGCTCTAAGTATCCAGAGCCGGAAAAGAAATCTAACAAAGCAGATTTGAATAATGACGAAGATCGCGCTATACCTAAAACTGAGGCAAACGCCGAATCTGAGTCAAATGACAGCGAGGGCGCAGAAAATGGCAGCACTAGCAATCAGGAAACTGAAACAGGAAGCGATCGACCACTGGACGGAGTATCGCCCGAAGATGGTAGCAGAAATGCGCAAGAAGGGCGAACTGGACAAGATGGCGACAGAAGCAGCGCAGTTGACACAGCAGGAAATGATCAGCCTGATGGAGAACGGCTACACCCTGCACGAAGCCTGGGAAATGACGCGGCAGAATTACATAATCCTCCCGCCAGAACCGGAGTACAACGAGGAAGGCTGGGATTAAAAGAGCTATTTGTTATTGACCCCGAAGAAATTGGCAAAGGCGGGGCAAAAACCAAAGCCAAAAACAACATTGAAGCGATCCGCGTTGCGAAACAGCTAATTACCGAGGATCGCAAACCGACCGCAAAAGAACGTACCACCCTGTCCAAATATGTGGGCTGGGGCGGCATTCCGCAGATCTTTGATGAAGGTAAGCCCGAATGGGCAGAATTACGCGCGCAACTCAAAGAGCTTTTAACTCAAAAAGAATATGAGGCGGCACGCGCCAGCACGCTCAATGCGCACTTTACGTCACCAGAGGTTGTAACTGGCATCTGGGATATTGCGCAGCGTTTAGGTGTGCCAAGCAGCGCGGCAATCCTTGAGCCTTCTGCCGGCGTTGGCAACTTTATCGGGTTGGCTCCGATGGGTTACAGGCAAAACGGCGCGTTTAGCGCGGTCGAACTAGATCAAATAACCGGCACAATCTTAGATGCCCTGTATCCAGAGGCCAGCGTATTTGCCGGCGTTGGATTCCAGGATTACCTGGTGCCGGACAACTCTTTTGATTTGATGGTGGGGAACCCGCCATTTGGCAGCTATAAAATCATTGATGAGCGTGACAGCGAAATATCCGGCCTGAGTATTCATAATTACTTCTTTGCCAAGTCGGTGAAAAAGCTAAAGCCTGGCGGCGTCATGGTGGCTGTGGTATCTAATTTCATGCTGGACGCACACGGCAAGGACGCGCGAAAGTTAATCTCAAAATACGCCGATCTAGTTGGCGCTATTCGATTGCCCAATAACGCATTCCTGAAGAATGCAGGAACCGAAGTCACTACGGACATTGTGATTTTGCGCAAACGGCATGACAACGAACCCGTTGGCGATCTGTCATGGCTGGAAGTGGGTGAATACAAGACCAAAGAGGGCGATCTTGTCCCGCTGAATAATTACTTTATTGAAAACCCTGACATGATGCTGGGCGATTTTGGCCTTTATGGGACTATGTATCGCGATAAATCGGCAGCATTGGTATCGCGCGAGGGCGCTGATATTGCCCAAGAACTAGCTAAAGCAATAGAAAAACTACCGAAAAACATATTTGACGTGTCGCTAACTGGTCGGACAGAGGCTTTTAAAGAGCAGGCAATCAATACCACCCCTGAGAACAATGATTTATCAGCAATCGACCCTGACACAATGCTGGTGCAAAACGGCAATGTGTATGTTGTTGTCGAAGATAACAGCGGCATAAGAACACTAGAACAGGTTGATTTTAAGTATGAAAAAACCAAAAAACGCACAATCGAAATGATTGGCGTCCGCGATACGCTGGCCAAACTGATCAATGCGCAGGTTGACCCCAACAAAACCGAAGCAGAGGTTGAAGGCTTGCGCGCCGAGTTGAATAAGCGTTATGACGCGTTTTATAAAAAGCACGGTCCTATATCTAACCCAAATACTTACAAGCCTTTGCATGATGACCCATCATTGCCCATGCTGCTGGCGCTAGAAAAGAACTATGATAAAGGCTTGTCTAAGGCTATGGCGCGCAAAACAGGAGAAACTGCAAGAGCGCCTAGCGCGGAAAAAGCCGACATATTCTTTAAAAGAACCCAATCGCCAACCGTTGATATTGCAAGTGTGCAAGATGGTAAGGCAGCTATTGCGGCCTCGTTATCTATGAGAGGTCGAATTGATGAGGGTTACATTGAGAGCATCTATAAGCCAATAGCCGAGGTGGCCAAAGAAACTGACGGGTTGTTATTTAAAAACCCCACTACCGGCGAATGGGAGCATCGAGAAAAATACCTGTCCGGCGACGTTAAGACCAAACTGGACGAGGCCAAAAAGGCGGCAGAGAACGATCCGCAATACGCCGATAATGTAAAGTATTTGGAAAAAGTCATTCCAGAAGACAAGGACGCCGGCCAGATCCATGCTGCCATTGGCGCGCCATGGATCCCTGTAGATGTAACAGAATCGTTTATCAGGGAGGTTATCAAGCTAAACGATATATCGGTGGAGTTTTCAGAATACACCGAGTCATGGCATATCAAATTGCCGGCCTTTGCTGACAATAGTGTTGCGCAAACCGAATGGGGGACTGACAAGGTTGACGTAAAGCGGGTGATTGAATCCGCGCTAAACCTGAAACAAATAACCGTTTACAAAACGGTTATTGGCCCTGATGGCGGGGAGATCCGAGAAGTCGATCAAGATGCAACACAAGCGGCAGAGGACAAGGTGGCCGCAGTTAAGCGCGCGTGGGAGGATTGGGTATTTGCAGATCCTAATCGTAGCGCGCGATTGGTTGCCGAATTTAACGAAAAAATGAACCGCTGGGTAACTCCACAGTTTGACGGTAGTCATTTGACGTTTCCAGGGAAGTCGCTGGCAATCAATTTGCGCAAACACCAGGCTGATTTTGTTTGGCGCGCGCTGCAAAGCAATAACACGCTGGCGCATCACGAAGTTGGCGCCGGTAAAACCTTTGCGGCGATAGCGACAGGCATGGAAATGAAGCGTATTGGTAGGGCGAAAAAGCCAGCCGTCATCGTGCCCAATCAACTGGTGGAACAGTGGGCGAAAGATGTGGTAACGCTCTATCCTAATGCTAAGGTTTTAATGTTCACCAAAAAGGACTTTTCAAAGAAAAATCGAGCAAAACTGTTTGCACGCGCAGCTACCGGCGATTGGGATTTGATTATTATCCCGCATAGTTCATTTGGTTTCATCAACCAAGATCCAAAGGTGGTTACGAAGTTTCTGGAAGATGAGATCCGCAGCATCAGCGAGGCTATTGAAAAAGAACGCCGCCAGTCTGACAAGCGCCCGCTAACCATCAAGGAAATGGAGTTACAGCGGGAAAAGTTACAAGCAAAACTAAAAGAACAAAAGAACCGCCTAAAAGGCAAGGATCGCGGCCTTGTATGGGAGGATTTAGGCATAGATGCGATCATTGTTGATGAGGCCGATGAGTTTAAAAACCTTGGATTCTTTACTCGATTGCGCGGCGTTTACGGTTTGGGCAATCCTTCCGGCTCCAACAAGGCACTTGATTTGCATCTGAAATTGAAGTCGCTCTATCAAAAGACTGGCGGCAAAAATGCGATATTCCTGACGGGTACCCCGATCAGTAACAGTATCAGCGAGCTATACACAATCATGCGTTATCTCGCGCCTGACCGGCTAACCGCGTTTGGCGCTGAAACCTTTGATTCATGGGTAAAACTATTTGCAGAAGTTGTGTCGGATTGGGAACCCAAGGCGACCGGCGAATACAAGCTGACTGCTCGCCTGTCACGCTTTAAAAACCTTGATGTACTAATGACTGCATATCGGGAATTTGCAGACGTTGTGCTTTTGCCGCACTTAAAAGAGCAGGCCAAGACAGAAGGCAAGCGGTGGCCGATTCCACACATTAAAGGTGGCGCACCGACTAATATCATCATCGAGCCGAGCGAATCGCTTAAAGAATATATCGGCGTCGAAAAGACTGACGCGAACGGCAATAAATATTTCGAGCGAAGTTCGCTGATTGGCCGCGCTGAAAACCTGCCCAAGCGACCAGGCAAGGGCGACGATAACATGCTGGTTATTATGGGTGACGCCAAAAAGGCCGCGCTCGACATGCGACTGGTGGACCCGCTGGCCGAGGACGACCCGAACAGCAAGGTAAACCGCGTTGTAAAAGAGGTTTTGCGCATTTACAAGCAGTGGGACGAGAAAAAGGGAACACAAATTATATTCCTGGATTCCAGCACACCAGGCAAGGCACAGGATAAAGAAGCCGCAACAATCAAGCGGCTGTTAGAAGAGATGGAGTCTGACGATGAAGCGGTGGCGCAAAAAGCAGAAAAGGCGCTTGAGCGGTATTCGCCAGATGAAATCGACGCAGCCATGCGCGGTGGCTTTTCAGTGTATGACGATATTAAAGAAAAGCTAATAAAAGCCGGAATCCCTGAAAAAGAGATTGCATTTATCCATGATGCAAACACCGACTTACAGAAACAGGAATTGTTTGGCAAGGTAAACACAGGGCAAGTTCGCGTGATCCTTGGATCGACCAGCAAAATGGGCGCGGGAACTAACATTCAGAAGCGCGCAGTAGCCTTGCATCATGTTGATGTGCCATGGCGTCCGCGCGACTTAACGCAGCGAGAAGGCCGCATTTTGCGTCAAGGCAATATCTTTTATGAGGAAGATCCTAATTTTGAAGTAGAAATTTTACGCTATGCGGTCAAGGGATCGCTGGATTCGATGCAGTGGCATATTATCGAAACCAAGGCCAACGCGATAAACAGCATATTAACGCAGTCGGTCAACCCTGATTCAATTGACGATATTACCAGTGGGGCAATGTCGGCGGCTGAAATGAAAGCGGCAGCAAGCGGCAACCCGTTGGTATTGGAAGAAATTAAGTTGCGTCAGGAAATCAAACAATTAGAGATCGCGAAGAAAGAGCATAGCAAAAAGCAATGGCGCGCACAGGACGAGATCACCAAAAAAGAAAAGGAATTGGCGCCGCTGGAAAAAGCCAAAGACGCGATCCTGAAAGATGGAGACAGCGCCAAACAGGTGCTATCAGCCAAAAAACTGGTTGCGACCGTCGATGGCAAAATTATCGAGGGCACCAATAAGATCGGCGACGCGATACTTGATTCTGTTGCAGTAAAGCCCAACACGGCAACAATGGGCGCATTTCAGATTGGCTATCGAGAGATTAAGCCGATTGATGGTCATGGCATTGCGATAACCATTAAAGGTGAGCGCGAATACAATGTTGGCAGGTTCTATTATTCAGAATCTCCGACTGGCGCATTGCTAGGCATCAGAATCAAGAAACAAATCGAAAGCATGGTCTTGGCTGCGGAAAACTATGACAAAACATTGCAAAGGCTTAACGATGAAATAAATAGTTTCAAAAAGATGCTTGAGCCTTTCCCCCAACAGGTTAAACTGGATAAGGCCACCGAAAGACATGCGCAAATTCTTGAAAAGCTAAGAGGGGGCGACGATGGAAAAGCCAGCGAAGTACGGGAAGACGCAATACAATACGACTTGTTTGATGATACCGAGTCCGCCCGCACCTTATCGCTGCTTCAAGGTCGTGAAGAAGCAGAGCGAATCGCGCAAATCACAGACTTTGTACCGGTCGGAACGCTAAAAGCGCCGGAAAAAATATTTACTGTCCGCCAGGCGGCAGCGGTAGTTGCGCCAGCCATACAGAATAGAGCGCAGGAACGCACCCTGTTTTTACTGGTAAACAACAAGGGTGAGCCGGTAAATGTTGTTCACCATTCAACCGGCAAGGCGAACAGCGCCACCGTTGCAGCATCAGAAATTGTTACTCAGATTGCTACTTTGCCTGATGTAACCATTGCCTATTTCTTCCATAACCACCCATCTGGCACGCTAGATCCGTCTGTAGCAGATCAAATGATAAGCGAGCGCCTACGAAACGCGTTGGACGATATAGGCGTGACGATGTATTCAGGCATTTTGAGCAATGGCAAAGGTATTGCGTTTGAGGGGCGTCAAGTTACTGACCAGTTTGATATTTCGCCAATCACCGACATTGATAATACAGTGCCCATTGTTCAACGAGAAATCGTCAAATACCCTGATGAAAATACGATTGTAATGACGCGTCCGCAGTCGGTTATAAAATATGTTTCTGAAATAGCAGACCAATTAGACAGCGACGATACTGGCCTGTTTTTACTAAATAACCAGCTCCGTTTATCAGGGATCTATATCTGGCCGAAAGAGGATATGCAAAAACTGCACGAATCTGAAACGGCTAGAAAAGTGCAAGCCAAAATCGGCAAGCACTCCGCGTTAGCGGTTATCCTGTTTGGCAAAAATGATGAGTTGATGCGCAAGCTGGGCACCTTTATAAAATTAAGAAATATGGAGGAAATTCGCCTGTTAGATCGATTCCTGATCGAAGGCAACCAAATTACTTCTCACGCTGAACAGGGAAGGCCAGATGATTACTATGGTTTTGACTTTTCACTTGGAGAAAAGCCGAAGCGGACTGTATCACTGGACAAATTGCAGCGATTGGCCAAGCGCGCCAGTAAAAAGCTAAACACAAATATTGTGGCGGTTGATACGTTTGAAGATCTGCCCGAAGCGATTAAGACGCATTTTAGTTACCACTATGGCAATGACGGTGTTTCAGTGGAAGGCGTTTTTGATACCGAGACTAATACCGTTTACCTGGTGCGAGAAAACATATCGTCGGAAAAGCGGGCTGCACAGGTGATTGCCCATGAGGTTGTCGCGCATCACGGAATTGATGTGTTGCTTGGCAAAGAAAAGGCGGATCGGTTCTATGCGCAGGTAGCCAGAGATTTTGCGAGCGATCCGGAGTTTTTAAGGCTGGCTGAAAAGTACAAGGCGGATCCCATCACAATTGCCAAAGAGTTTGTCGCCAAGCTGGCAGAAAAAGGCAAAAAGCCTGGCATCATTGCCAGAATTGTAGCGGCGATTCGCAGGGCGTTTACCAAGCTGTTCGGGCTGGGCATTAACGAGAGTGATGTGTTGGCCATTCTGGCAAAAGCGAAGGCTAACCTTGAGCGGGGCGCGCAGAAGGCGTCAGCCTCGCAGTTTAAAGAGGTATTAGCTAGTTTTGGCAAGGCGTCCAAGAGCGTAGCAATCAAGCCGTATCGTTACGCAAAGTTTATTCTTGATCTTGTTCGTAAGCGAAAAGATGCCGCGTTTAGGTTTGGCGTTGATGTTCACAGCAAGGATATTGGCAATATTTTGAAAGAGCTGGCGAAACCATTAAACAGACAGCATTTGAGCGGCCTGAAATTCCTGATTGTAAAGAGTGGCCAAAATCCAGACAGCAACACGCTGGTCGAGGTGGCCGTTAAGAATAAGGCAGGGCAAATGGTGGGCGAGCTAACCCTGTCACGCTCAATCGATAAAAAAGGCCATATTTATGCTACAATATGGGCAAGCAATCGAAAATCGGTCTGGCCTAGAAACACACCAGATTGGAGCGTGGGCGCGCTACTGTACCAAGCCGCGCTGTCTTATGCGCACAATAATGATCTGGTGTTGTCGCCTGATCCTCGTGGTATATCAACCATCAACCTGGTACGCCGCAATCTGGCACTTATTTCAAGCGCGCTGCGGCATGGCACAACAAGGCATTTCAGGCCGTTTTATGAATCCTACGCAGGATTGCTCGATAGCAGGGAAAAATGGGCGTATATCGACATTGACGCCACCAGTCCGCTAGATCGTCAGCGGATATTTGGCGATAAAGATGTTGATATAACTGCCGATAAATTTGCTAGAGGGTTGCAAAAAGCGCATGACGAACTGCTAAGTATTGTTGCTAAGGTATGGAAGAACGAAGACGACGCAACCAGCGAGCTTGGCAGAAAACGCGCATTTTTGCATAACCTGCATTACTTAGAGACAGCAACCAATGGGCTTATCTTTTACCGCGTTCCGCAACTGGAAAACGTCACTATTCACCAAACTGGCTTCCCGATTGCTACAAAAGAGGCCAGCGAGCAACATGGGCAAGCGGATACAGAAAAAGCTGATTTGGACGTGCTTAATTTTAGCCAACTTCCGGCATCATTTGACTTGGGGGTTGGCCGGTCTTCGGCTCTTAGGGCAGTATTCGCGCGACGGTTTGCGGAGGCTACCATCGAACGAGGTAATCGATTATCTGGTAATGGTGATGCGGGGGCCATACTCAACACTAACCTTCGAGACAGCGAGGCCGACGGATTTGATTTACGGAGTGATCGGGCTGATGTGGATACTTTATCAGAAAGCCCGTTCACGAATCGTATCCTTTATTCGTTAGCCGAGGAAAGCGACGAAGACAGCGGCAAGAATCCGCTACTTGAAGAAATCATAGACGACCCTGGTTCACACCTAACAATAAAGGATCGTATTCAGGCGCTGCCCAACCAAGCGGTTGGCAAGCTATTACCACTGGTGCATACCCGCTATCTCATAGACTTTGTGCCCGAAAAGTCCAGACCCCTGTTCGAGCATTATATCAATCTGATCTCTCGCCTTGACGCTCGACGAAATGAGTTATTCGACAAAGGGCACAAGATCACTGAGCGATGGTTAAAACTCATTAAGAAAGATCCATTGGCCGCCAGAAGAATGGCCAACCTGCTGTACGATGCCACGCTGGAAAATGTTAATCCGGTCAGGAACTACACGCCGGACGATTTAACAATGATCGACGCTGAAATAAAAGTGGTCAAAGAGCGCGCCAAAATGGTCAGCGGTGAAGGTACTACGGCGTTTGTGAAGCAGTTAAAGGCGCTAGACAAAAAGAAAAGACGTATGCAGCACCAGATGAAGCACTATGATGAGTTTCATGCGAAATACTTGGCGCTGCCCAAAGATGCGCGAAAAATCATTGACGATATTGACCGCTTTTATCAAGAGCAATCGGCACTAATCACAGCCGCACTGGAGCATAGACTAGAGTCAACAGCGCCAAAAGAGGTGGTTGCCAAAATAATGGCCGAAATGCGTCTTGAGTTTGAGGCTAACGAACTTAACTTTTATTTCCCGCTCAAGCGTTTTGGTGATTATTGGGCAGTCGTTATCGAAAAAAATGAAGATGGTGGCCGCAGAACACACCAGTTTAGGCTGTTTGAAACCGAGGCGGAACAAAGAAAGTTTGTTGACGCTGCAAAGGCGCATTTTGATGACCCTGAGCTATGGGAAGTAAAGCACGGCTACCGATTAACAGCAGAAGATGATATGCGCAATGTTGACCCTGCGTTTGTTGCAACAATCGCAGACATTATCCAGAGTCGCGGCATCAACCTACCCGACGATGCAAAGGATAGTATCTGGCAAGCCTATTTGCGAACCTTGCCTGAAATGTCAATTCGCAAGCAAAGGATCCACCGCAAGAAAATCCAAGGGTACTCGGAAGATGCTTTGCGCACGTTTGCGCACACCGCGTTTCATGGCGCATACCAGATTGCAAAACTGGAAGTCCGGCCAGCCCTGGAAAACACCCTGGATACGATTCGCAGAGGCCGGTTTGATGAAAATGTGGTGCCCGACAAGGATCGAGTAAGGGTTGACTATGTACTGAATGAGCTACTAGAGAGGCATAAATTCATCATGGAACCCCAAGGCTCGGCATGGGCTGTAAACGCTACGGCGCTTGGGTTTATTTTTTACCTTGGTATTACGCCCGCCGCAGCCATGGTGAACATGACACAAGTTCCAGTGTTGGCTTATCCAGTCTTGGGCGCTCAGTTTGGCTATGCTAAAGCTGCAAAAGCACTATCAAAGGCCGCGGTTGACTTTGCGTTAGGCAGATTGAGCGAACAAGAACAAAGCGTAATGGACGCGCTGGCAGAGTCAGGTGTTATTGACCGCACCAATGCGCACGACTTGGCCGGCATTTCAGAAGCGGGCGATAGCTATAGTGCGCGACGCCACCAGGTTATGACCGTGGTTAGCTGGCTGTTCCATCATGTTGAGCGGTTTAACCGCGAAGTCACTGCGTTGGCCTCAATGCGTTTACGCAAGCGCCCTGGCATGCCTTTGATGACGCAAAAGCACGCAATAATTAAAGATGTGTACGACTCGCAGTTTGATTATTCGGCGGCAAACAGGCCTCGATTTATGCAAAATGATATTGTGCGAGTTGCCGCGCTCTTTAAAAACTATGCGCTAAACATGCTTTATCGACTATCGCGCGACTTTTCCGACAGCCTAATCGGAGCAAGTAAAGAAGCGAAATCCTTAGCGCGTAAGCGGCTTGTCGGTATTTTAGCTATGACTGCGTTATTTGGGGGTGTCAAGGCATTGCCGTTTGCCGATGCCTGGGCATGGCTGTTTGACGCGCTGGTAACCATGCTGGACGATGATGAAGAAAAACTGCCGGACGAACTGGACACTCAGGCCAAAGCCTATGCACACATGATCGACTTTGTTGGTGAAGACGCTGCCAAGGCGATCATGTATGGCCCGATCAGCGCGGCTACTGGCGCAGATTTAAGCAGCCGCATTTCATTGAATAACCTACTGTTTTTTGATGATGGCAGAGAGCGCACAAATCGCGAGGCAGTATTAAGTTATACCGAGCAATTGCTTGGCGCGTTTTATGGGCTGGTGCCTCGCGCAGCCGGCGGCGTTGATTTAATGCTGCGAGGCCACATTGAGCGCGGCTTGGAAATGCCGCTGCCAAAGGTTTTGCGTGACCAGCTTAGAGCTGCTCGATATGCAACCGAAGGCGTGACAACTGTTTCAGGCCGCAAAATCGCAAGCCCGACAACGCCGTATGAAACCGCGCTGCAATCGATTGGATTTACTCCACTGCGCGTATCAGACGCATATTTCAAAGAAGGCGCAAAGAGAAATTTGTTACAGAATTTGCAAAATAAAAGAAGGCTATTGCTTGAGCGGTTGTATTTTGCTAAAGATCGCAAAATCGCGTTTCGAGATATTGTGAAGTTTAACGCTGCACACCCTGACGCGATGATTACGCCAGAGGAAATCAAGCGTTCGTTCTTATCGAGGACAAAAGTTCAGCTATCGCCAACGATTAGGACGAAACGATTAAGACAATATAATAATTTGTTTGAAGGGGAAGAAGATGGAAGCAATTAAAGCAGATGATATGCTGCGCTCTTTGCAGTTATCTTGGCCGAAGGCGTGCTTCCTGCGGCACATGATGCGCAATATTGGCGTTTCAAACCGTCCTGTTCGCGTCTATTTTATCACTGGCTTTTGTCAAGCGCTCAAACTGATAGAGGCCAACCAGTTTGAGCATAATTTTATTATAGAGTATGGGATTAGCGATAAAGCGCCCATTAACGCCTTCATGGCTGCATCAGTGATACATAACGCGGTAGCCATGTTATTTCCCTCGACGCGATTAAAAGCGTAGTTAGCTATATCTTCTGCAATAGCTTTTGTTTTATCATCACAATTATTAGCAAACTTGATAGCGCGCTTTGTCATTGGCTTTCTCCTGTTGGTTGGGTTACAGATTTAATTATCGCCAGCACGTCGAGCTTAACCTGCGCCAACGATGTGTTTTCAATCAGATAATTCACCTGCTCGACTAAGGGATCCGGCCTGGCCGGTTGCTGCTTGCGCGGACGCGCAACATAAATTGTGACCGCCTTTAAGCCTTGCGCCAGTTTTAATTCGACCGGCCTTGTCACTTCCGATAGCAAAACTGCCTTATGCGGTATCTGCTGGACGCGTCGAAACGCCAGAAATGCGCGCAAATCCGCGCCGGCAATATTGTTAATTGCTTCTTCGATAACCGCCGCCAGATTAGCCGGCGACTGATTTAAATGCGGTATTGGCTTATTGGCTTGCGCTTTACAAAACAACTCATCAGCGCCACCAAGTAACGCCGACACGCACCGCCGCAAAGGCTCGCCTAGCTTAATCTTTACACAATCATCAACGGCCTTGAGGATAGCCTGCTCAGCGTAATCAACGCCGTCGGTATCATCACCAATCACTGCGAATAGTTTTTTATTCATCATCAGCTACCGTGTAAATTTTCTTTCTATTGTCCTGCCTGTCCTCTACAATTCTGATGTTCGGGTGATGGTCCAGTCTGGCCATAACCTCGCGCGCTTTGCTTCGGGGAAGGCCGACTGTATTTTTCAGATAGTCGCGCATGTTTGTTTTCGTCATGCCGCCGATCACCGAAAGGAACGCCACCATAGCGTTTACTTCGTCATCGATACTCCGCTCCGTCTTGGCGCTGACTCTTTCCCCTTCTTTCATATCCACGCCGGTGATACCCAATCGCCAAACGCCGTTTTTCTGCATGTTTATTGCAATTGGATCCGGCGACTTGCCATTGCGCGCCTCAAAATGCAGATAAACCTGATTATCACGCGCAGCCAGCATTAAACCGGTATCATAAATCCCGCGAAAAGCGCCCGCGCCGCGGATTGCGTCAAACGGGTTAGCATCACTATCGCCGGTAGTATTCACACCCTGAACCGTTTTTCTGGTGTGATGCACCAGCACCAGCGTTGCCGGCTTTTCCGGCACCTTGGCAAGATTGATTGCTCGCCTTAGCATACTCATTACTTCGGCGTTGTCGTTTTCGTTTGCGTCTGCAAAGTTAATGATTGGGTCGATTGCAATAATGTCCGGCTGCAACTGGTGGACCGTATTCGCCAGCGCGCTATAGTCGCCAGGTTTCGACAACAGCATGTGTAGCCGCGGTGTCGTGTATAGCTGTTTTTTGATAAGGCTTTGCTCATCAGGGCTGTAACCGCCAATTGCCGCTTCCAGTCTTTGCGCCAGGTAGTATTCTTGAATCTCAGCCTGCAGCCAAAGCACGCGACAGGCGCGGGTAAACCTTTCTCCAAGGAATTCGCCGCCGCAAGCCGCGCTCATTGCAAAGCTACAGAAAAATGAGGACTTGCCGATTTTTGGCGCGCCGGCCAACAAAACAATGCCGCCGTGGAATACCAATGAGCCGCGCCATAATTCATCGGGTTTTGGCAGGTCGCCGGATAACAATTCGCCGGTGCTATAAATCTGCAACATGCGCAGCTCTGGCGCCGCTCGAACAATGGTATCGCCTGCCTTGATGATGCCGGTCGGCTTGGCTTGTTCATTGCTCATTGATAGCGTTGCGCCGCCAGCGAGATTAGCGTCATCAACAAACCCGCTGGGGGCCTCATTGAGATCCACAAAATCCCAACCATTATCACCAGCCAGTTTGTACAATGTCGCAATCGTAATTGCGTCAGCGCCAATTCGGTTACCAAACGACTTCCATCGCGCCCGATGCGGCTTCTCGTCCGCGTCCGCGTATGCCGGTTCAGTTCGCGCCCATCTATCCCATATCGCGTAACCTTCTTCGCTGCCACCAAATTCGTGATAAAGCGCCATTCCGACTTTTAGCCAATCATCGCTAAGCGGTCGAATGTAATCCAGCGCGGACAAGATCTTTTCTCTATCGGGTACCACACCTAACGACGCGCTTGTGGTTTCAGTCTTTTCCTTTTGCCTTTCCGGCTTGGCCACATACGGGATTATTTTTTCGGGTGTCGGCAATATCAGATCCCTGAAATCATCAGGGTCCATGTCCGGTGTAATGTTATCGATCCACCGGTAATCGCCTCTCAGGTGGCCGCTGGGCGGTAACACCACATAGCCGCCGTTAGCACGAATATCAAAGCCTTTACCGTCAACGGCATTGCGCTGTCCAACTTCGGCACGATCCGCTAAAAAGAAATGATGATAGCCGCCGCCACCGGTTGCTGCCTGCAGTGTTTTATCCAGATCTGCACTCTCATCGAGCAATTGCTGGCGAAATGCCAAGCCATCTTTTTTGTTGTCGAAATCGAGGACGCAGATATTCGAGGCCTTACCGGTGGCCACTGCAATATTGGCCTCCGGCCACCAGCTCCACCAGCGCTTGATTGTCTCTTCGTTTGTTGTTGCAAGATCGCGCCAACTGGCATTGGAGATCATCGGGTGCTTGCCAGGGCTTTTGCAGTCCGGCATGTTGCAAGTGCATGTATTACTTTCTTTATGGATATAGTGCAGCGGGAAAATGTGTAGCCCCGCCTTTGCATAAAAAAGCGCCCACTCCACCATTGAATAATGCTTACTACTCATGCAGCCGCCCCTATCGAATAATTGTATTCTCTTTGATTGTTATAAATTGATGCTTATCACAACCCTCATGCTGCGCTGCCAGCTCCAGCTTCATTGCTTGTTTTGTGCATACCCAGACGCCGCCAGGCTGATCGGTAACCGGCTTTGAGTATTTGCATGTCCGACAATTCTTTTCTTCCGGCATGGCGTCGCCCCAATAAATCGCCTGGTATTCTTCGCTTTTGAACTTCTTGATCTTGTAATAGTTGCGGCTCGGATAAATGCTTGGTGGCGGCACCTCTGAATTAATGATCCCCTCAGCTTTCTGTCTTGCCAGCTTTGCCACTTCTGTTTTTTTCTTAACTCGATACATCAACAGTTCGGACGTATCCTTGTTTTCGCATACCCACAGCGCGCGCTCTACATTGCCGTAATACATATAACAATGCAGTTGCACCCAGTATGCAGGCTCAACCTCCGCTATACCTTGTGATTTAAACTCATTAAACCGAGAATCCTTTGCGCTTTTTGCTTCAAACAGGTGCCACATATTTGGGGATTCGGGCAGACCTTTAATGAATCCATCAGCACTACCAGCAAAATGTCCTCCAATATCTCTAAACCGGATCTGCAGGTTAGTGCGCGGGTCAACCGTGTGAAACTCAAAGGCGGGACTGGTATCGCCGCGCAGAACGCCAACATCTTGCTTTTGCACCTGCCGCAAATATTCAATCAGCCTTTCCTCAACTGCGTCACCTATCGAAAAAATGCGGTACACACGCGCATCATCAATCTCAGGTAAAAACCAGCGCCATTGCAGCCAGATGGTGCGCGAATCCTCATCGCCAATTCTGCTCATACCTAAATGCGCGCGATACCCTTCCTCAATCGCTGTGCGAACGATCGCGCGATCAACCGCTGCCAGTGTTGCGTTAACCAGCGATCCATCTTCACTAACAGTCGCAATCGGTATATCCGGCAGCGGGTTCTGCTCGGCTTTATTTGTATTGTCCAGGCTAGTTTGTAGCTGCTGGATTTGTTCTAATGTTAAGTTCATTTTGCACCTCTGCTTCTTCTTTTGGTTTTTCGAGATTCACTGCAATAACCGATTTCTGATTGCCTCTTATTTCCAGCGTTATCCAAACGCCTTTTTTAAACCCTGATTGAGCCAATGCTTCGGCCTCTTCTACCGACTTAGGCACCGGCACTGTCGGATTCGATAGTTTTCGCCAAATAGTTTCAGCCTTTTTCCCCGCCAAGCCAGGATACCCAATCATCAATGACAAGTGCGCACTACTGCCCACGCCATAAATAAATGTAACCAGCAAATACGGGTTATTATTTTTGGATACTTTCGCTTTGGCTTTAATCAGGTACACATATTCATGGCGGATCTCTGTTTTTAAGTCGATGCTCAGCACGGCGCCCTCAGCCGCCTTAACATAATGATCGACAAACAGCTTCCCGCACGCCATACACTCTTTTGCGCTGACCGGATTGGCCGTGCCACACGCGGGACAATCTTTAACTGCAGGCGGCTCAAACACAGCGCCACAGGAATGGCATTTGCGCGCGAACACTGACAATACTTCATTGCATATCGGGCAAACCTTGGTTCTCACTTTATTCTTGTTGCGCCGCACCGGTGGCGCTGCAATATCGATCGGACCAAACCGGTCAATACAGCCGCCATAATCCAATAGCAGGCAATCGCTTTTGTCCTCGCACAATCTCATGCCGCGCCCGACCATCTGGATATATAGCCCCAGGCTTTGGGTTGGTCGTAACATTACGATGCAATCAACGGCTGGAATATCAGTGCCCTCGGTCGCCACACCAACATTAACAATGCCATCAATCATTCTTGCACGAGCAGCGGCAAACACGGCGTCGCGCTGTTGCTTGGGTGTGCCCCCATGGATTAGCGGGCATTTGTAGCCGCGCAGGTATAGTGCATCAGATACCAGTCGGGCGTGCTTTACCGATACGCAGAAAAACAGGCTAACATGCCGATCTGCTGCCAGCTCGCACCAGTCGTCAAGCGCCGCATTTACTAACTTAATATCTTCTGCTCGAGCGGCTAACTCTTTGTTGCTGAAATCGCCCGCCACCGTCTTAATGCCGCGTGTATCAATGATGCCGCCATGGATCCTTTTTGCCCTAACAGGCGCTAGATACCCGCGTTTAATCAACTCAATAAGCGAGATGCGAAACGCTACATCACTGAAAAGCGAGTCTTCGCCTCCATATATTAGTCCACTTCCAGTACGGAACGGCGTTGCAGTCAGCCCCCAAAAGTTCACTCGGTCATGTTTGGCTTTTAATGTCCGCACGATTTTTTGATAACTGGATTCTTCCTTGGGGCTGATATTATGCGCCTCATCAATAATTGCCAGATGAAACGGCGGGCATTTATTGAGCGCTCGCACCAATGTGTCTCTGCTCGCAATCGTGATCGGTGCAAACTCTTTTCGCCCAACACTGGCGGCATAAACACCGGTCGGCGCGTCCGGCCAGACTGTGCGCAACTTTTCTTCCGTTTGTGTGATCAATTCCTGCCGGTGCGCCAGAAACAAGATATTAGCTTTACCGCCGCTTGCTTCCTGCACGCCCTGAATCGCTTTTGATGCAATCACGGTTTTGCCGGCGCCGGTTGGCAGCACGGTCAACGGGTTTTCCCCTGGCCGCTCTCGCCAGAATCGCCAAAGCGAATCAATGCAGGCTTGTTGATAATCCCGTAACTGCATCTTAACCCCTTACCCTTAATTTCCGGATCTCGGCTTCTATTTGCGCATTGCGTTTTTTCAATGACGCCAGTTCTATTTTCAATTTCAATGTATCGTCCGGCGGTAACCAGCCTAATTCGATTAGCTTGCTTTTTATGCGCGATTCATTAAGCTGGTTTTTAATATTGATAATCGCCATTGCTTTTAATGGGTTAGGCTGATTGAGCTGCTTTAATGCGTCACTCTCGTTTATTTCGTACTCTTTCACACAGCAATTAAGACACCAGTATTCGCCTTCATCAACAAAATAGTCAGTTCTTCTGTAGTAAAGATGCTGATTACATGCGCCGCACTTATCGCATAACTCATCTGGACTAGGAAGAAAATCACAGCGCTCAAACCCTATGCGTTCGGCTTTTTGCTCCTGCTTCATAATTTATCCCCGCTTTACCATCTGTCGTGACGCTGCATGAAGCCAGCGTAACAGCACTTCCAACTGCGCATCACTGCCGGCTGTGGCAGCATC